GGGTACCCTTCTTATCAGCTAAGCTTGAAGGAACTCATGATGGGTTGAACAAATTAGATTCTCCAATTAACGTGAAAGGGTCGCAAGCCTGGAGGCTCACGACCTTTTCATCAAATTTATCAAGACAATCATCGTTACTGGCTGCATAGTAGCTACTAACTACCTCCGGTATGTTGCCTACATGGTATCATGTCATCCGGCGGTGGTTGGCGCTTTCATGTGCTTCCACGTATTTACTGACTTATACAAATGTATTGTAATCGGCGCTTCTCCCGCGTACTTTCTCGTATCAATCTCATCCACCGTGTTGACAATCTTCGTTGCGGCTTTCCTACCCGCTCTGCGGCAGGTCACTTGTGTTTTGTCTTACTTTCTGCTATTGCTGATGTCTCGGCCCAAACCGAGCAGATACAATGAGCACAGAGGACTCACTTTCACTGGTGTCGCCCGCGAAGATGCGTACGATTTCTCCGCTGGTCATGTTCCGTTCCTCGCGAATTCTGTTCGGGATGCTGCGTACAAGCACTGGTCTTGGGTTAAGTCACTCGATCAGCGCACTTATGGTTACGCAGCTAATGCCGGCATTTTTCACGTCTCTCGCTCCGCGGGTAGACAAACAGGCCAGGCGTCCATTGGTTTCTACGCCATGGGCGAACTGATCGAGTCTGTCGGAGGACCGGCCTTGTACCACCCTGGCATGGTCTTTGTTGACCTGTGCTCTGGTCGTGGAGGGTTTACGCAATATCACATGGTACATAATCCGTATCGCACCACTGCCGTCCATCACGTTTACTCTTACTGGGATGACAGTCCCTCTGGGCCTGGCAAACATGAGTCGTTAAAAATAGCTCAGGATGTTAATGTTCGTCAACATCCTGGTGACTATCGCGACCATCCTGTTATTGAGTGTCAAATGTTGATGTACGACGGTGGGGACGCTCGCCCTGGGAAGACGTTTGAGAAAGAGGCTGAACTGAATGCTAACAACATTTCAGGTGTTCTCCCCTGGATCAGACGCAATCCCAGGTGTGCGTTCATCATTCAAATTCGTGACCCCTGGCACCCTTTGTTTTTGAACTTTTGCAAAGAAGTCCAATTAACGACGGGGAAAGGGAAGTTGATCCGCTTGCCTTCGACAAAAAACACATCACCCAAGATGTATTTCGTGTCTGGGCCTCGGGTGGCTCAAGGCCTTATGGCGGAGCAGATAATGGACTCCTACAGAAAGTCTTATCAGCATGGTCATATTGGCGTTGAGTCCCGCGGTAAATATTCGTTCTATGAAATGACTACACAGTCTTTCCATGTCCACCGAATCGTCCCCAACTTTCCGAAGTTGGAGCACCCAGGCATGCCTGAGTGTGTCCCTGAGCTTCCTGAGCTCGCCGGCATAGATGACTGCGTGCGTAAGTACCCGGGCGTCTCCATGGAGATAACCAGTCAAACGACTCGGTTCCTTCATGAGGTTGGCAGGCGTCTGGATACTCCCAGGACCGACAACAGCGCAAAGAATACTATCAACGACTGTCTCATGGCAGCCGGTGGAGGGCTTCACAATGTCTACCCAAGATCTGAGTTAATGCGACCAACTGACATAACTCCCAAAGCGACATTTGAAACTGTCATGCGCAAAGTTGATATAGCTCCAACTGAGGAACACAGGCATTACAACCGCTGCTTTGAGGCAATGCGTGCCATGTCGGACAACCTCCGAGATGCAGGCTTTCGACTCAACAAGCTCAACACTGACCAAGTCTCCGAATACGCAAACCGTAGGTCTGCCGTCGGCTATTCCACTTTTCTGAAAGCATTTCCCAACATGGGCAGCTATTTGGACAATGGAAACTGGCGTGCTGACATGGGAAATTTCATCAGGGGCCTAACTTCTGAGTATCCCATTGATGCTGTATTCAACTCCGTCGGAAAGAAGGAAAAGAAGATCTACAAAGGGAAAGGCTCTGCCCACGGCAGCCGCCTTATTTGGTTCTTGAATGCTCCAGGCAGGCTGGCTGAGCTGCAAATTCTCGGCGACATCAATCGCGTCGTCAAGCAGTTCGCCTTTTCTGTCAGCGGCCTTCCAGGGTACGATTACGGAACAATCATTGACGCGAAGACCCGTCCAAATTCTCACTTCGTTGCAGAAGACATCGCTGGATGGGACACTCGCATGTCCGTGGGACTCCTGCGCCTCGAGTGCTGGTTCCTGCAATCTCTCACTGACGATCCCGAGCATAAGGATATGATCCGGCAAATGTATCGTTTGTACGCTCACAAAAGAGTGTGCATATCCCGCCGTGACAAACCGGATCCCTTCTCTGAGCCCGCAAACTTGAAGTCCATTTATGTCCTTCAAGGCCAGCGTGGGTCTGGCGAAGTCATCACTTATGCCATGAATACAATCACGAACGGAGCCATTTCTTTCGGAAAGTTCACCAACGCCATGGGCGTTTCTGAAGATGGGGTGTATGCGTATGTTCGCAGCATGCTCTCTCAACAGAGACAGCGTCTGGACGAATGCCTTTCACAAGGCAGGTCTGATGTTGAGCCTGAGATGGATATGGTCGTCTCGGGTGATGACATCGTTGTGTTTTCCGACAAAGATCGCGCCACAGCTTATGCCAATGCTTATTCATTCAACAACGACACCGGCATGATTCGCAAGGACGTGGACGCTGAATCACCATCTACTGTATATTCCAGGATCGAGGACGTTGAGTTTTGCTCGCACACTTATGTGCGAACTGAATTTGTCCTAACTGATGGGCAAGTTGTCACTCGACGCATGCCCTATCGCGATCCCGCTGAGATCGTTGGAAAGATGCGGTGGGTGCTGTCTCAGCCCCGTGACATGCTCGTTCTTCAGGCCTACTCCAGGGCGACCGCGTTCCAAAACCTGTCAATGTATCCCCACATTCCTGATGTCGTTTTCTTGTGCAGGGCAATTCTGTCTTGCACTAGAAACGATGTCTCACTTGAGGGGCTTGCTGAGGCAGTGAGGTATTCGGAAACGCCTTGGCTGTCGGCTGAAAATGCCGTGGATGTCATCAACAAGTGCCTGCTTCACGGGAGGCCCTTCGCAGCTCCTTTAGATCAGAGCTCGTGGGAAGTCGTTGGATTTCATGGAATCCGCGCTGATGAAGTTCGCACCTCATTATTTTTGACTCACATTCAACGTCGTCGCCGCGCCAAGTGGAAACGTTCTCTTGCAACGCAAGCAGCTGCGGTTCGGGCTTACGTCCGAATACAGTCTTGCATTCCCGACTCGAGATTCGATTCTTACTTGCACGATGATGTCCCGTTCCTGAGACCAGACGATGATTTCGCTCATTGTTTGGATCTCGATACTCTGTCAGACGCTACGAACCAGATCAACAATGGTTTGAGTGGGTCACGTATAATTGATCCTACTCAACGGTTTGATTCGAAATGCGTTTGGTAAATTGTCTACAATAATTGGAGACTCTTCCTTCACGTCGGCATAGACTTCTAACTTCGAC